GACTGGAACCGGCATCGGCTGTTTAGCTAAGTTCGCTCCCGTTTCTAAAAAGCCACGGCGCATACCTGCCGCCCACGGTTCTTCATAAGTTGTGGTGGTACTTGGATCTAAATAACTTGCCATTAGCTCATCCCCTCTGCTTCTTTCATCATTTTATATAAATTCTGTGCCCCGATATTACCGGTGGCTTTCTTTGTCATTACAAATTCACCGGGTTCGAGCCATGCTGGAGTCACATCTCCGGGACCGTCTAAACTGGCAATACCGCCGCCTTTCATTCCTTCCGGTTTGCCTACATTGGCATAGGCCACGCCCGGCATCAACGCGGGCTGTATATTAAATACCCGATAATCCTGAGTGGGGCCACCATAAACATCATCCATTCCATACGTTTGTTGTCCCATGGGAATCACGGCTCCGGGATCATCGCCTTCTTTACGGGCTTTATTGAGTGCCCACAAAGAGGCCAAGGTCCCCAGTCCACCGCCGCCGAGTAAGCCGCCACCGCCTTGTCCACCACCGCCTAGTAAACCTGTTAAAGCACCTAAGATTCCACCACCTTGTCTATTTCCTCCTGTACCTCTTGTGCCACCTGAACCTAGGAAAAAATTTGCTAACTTAGGCCCTAATGTACCGCCAAAGATTCCTGTTTCAGGCGCATTAAACTCATCCATCCAACTTGAAGTTAAATCTCCTGTACTCTCAGCGCCCGTTGCATCAAGCCAACTATCTATCCAATCTTCATAACCTGCTTCATCTGTCCATTCGGACTCCTCCATTGGTATTATTGTATCGGTAACGGCATCTATCCATGTATCAGGATCAGTCGTTGGATCAATACCCAAAGTAGAGAAAAGTTCATCGTCAAATTCTGACTCGTAATCGTCGTCGCCTCCAAAGATATTCTTGAATATACCCTGATCATCCTCTCCGGGTACGAACCATTCCCACGCGTCACCTAACCAATCTCTAATTGCCATAACTATTTCTCATTTTCCTTATTAGAGGCTCCAAAATAAAAACTGGCTATTCCTGATACCAGTCCACCTAAGTAGCCTAATACTAAAGAAACTATGGTATCAGAATTTGCGTCTGGTGGCTGTACCGTTACTAAAAATATGTAGCCCATGAAGCCGAATAGAGCAGCGAGTCCAAAAATTCTTGGCGTCCAATCCTTAGCGAAAGCTTTTCTGGCATCCTGTATATCAGCCGTTTCCATGGCAAATATATCAACTTCCAGTTCCTTCATCTTGATTTCAAAGTCTTTCTCCGCTTTTTTAAGCTCCATCAATTGTTCTGGTGTTGCATTCTGTATGGCTTGTTCTATTTTCTTGGGCTCTGGATCACAGCCAAGGACTTCCGCTACCAAGTTACCTGCCATACCGCCCATAGGACCGCCTAAAGCAGAACCGAGTGTCGGAGCTAGATTGCCTACAACATTTTTAAGTATTTTAAACTTCATTAAGGCCTCCGCAAACGCTTTTTATACTTCGATACTTTACCACTTTTACCTGCATTTTGTCTTGTTTTAATGGCTCTCAGGCGTCTTTGCGCCGCTTTTCTACTCGGAGAAATTCCTTTGGTATTGGCTATTTTATAGCCTCCTTTTACCTTTCTAATTGGCATTTAACACCCTATCCCTTAAGCGTATTGCTCTTTCTCCTACTTGCGTCGCCCACTTTGAGTCCATCATCTCCTCCGCTGCTTTTTCCCATTGAGAAGTCTGCATGGCAGCAATAAACTTCTTGAATTTACTGAACCGGGGATGGCCTAAGTTAAAGCACATATTGGCTACTACCCGTTGTCGGTTGTTATCCAAGCTCCGCCACCACGGTTGGTTCAGGTCCAGTTCATCACACACGATTTTTATGTCTTGCTGTAGACATTTTTCAATGCGTTCTTTGGATACAGGCGTACCGACGTCTTTGCCGTGTTCCTCGTCGTTTTTAGTGATTAAATGGCCTACCCCAAAGGTCGGATAACCCAAATGATCCAAGTAGACTTCCTGTTTGTATCCTTCGTCTAGCATCAGTTCTTTCATCAATTCTGCTGTATTCATTTCAAATTGATGCTTGTGGCTCCGTTCGTGCTGACGGTTAAGTTGCCGACGGAACCAGTTGCCTCTAAGCCAACTGCCGTTCTGGTTGATATGTCTTGCCATTTACTTCCCGTATATACCTGTAAAACACTTTTGTTGGTGTTCCATATTACATCCCCTGCGCTAAATTTATTCTGTGCTATTTGCGTATCGTTGTATTCAGGCGTTGCCGTCGTATCAAAACGACCGAGGTTAATTTCCAGAATACGCACCATACGGTTGTATATACTTGGATCAACTTCATTAAAGGCAATTGGCAAACGTGTTTCTAAAAGCTTTCCCATTACCTGCGTCCATCCGGTTTAACATCCATCCGCGTATCACCCAAACGCCAACCCACTCCTAAACGTATGTCCGATGAATTATCGTCATCGGATTCAATCCTGAAAGCCAGTTGTCGCGCGCGTATGCGCGTATCCAATCTTTGCGTAGTAGAGGTAACGGTTTGCGTTGTATCCGTAGTCAAGCTGTCCCCTGGAAAGTTCCTTGATTTCAACACAAAGTTAATCGTTTGATCGGATCCGCCGTTCCCGGTGAATTTCACATCTGGAATTACCTTACGGATAAAGGTGTAGTAATCCCCATCGGGGTGCATGTCAAAGTCACTGGATTGAATATACACGTTATCCATGGGAGAACCATCGGCATCATTTCCTGTTTCTTGGTCATACAAATAGCCCACATTAGACGTGGTGTACGTTGCTATAGGACTCTCAAAAATACCTTCATCCATCCAAGCACTACGGCTTAACTGACCAATCGTCCAAGTATTTTCAGCGTAGTTATAGACTACATAACGATCAATCGTTGTTTCTCCTGAAGAACAATAAAACCATCCCACTTCATTAAACTGTTTGTTTACAAACCCAAAAGTTTGAAAATATTGTCCTTGATTAAAATCACTAAATACATAGTAATGTACGCTGCAAGGCACCAATTGCACACTACCGCTATACTTGTAAAATCCCTTTCTATCCATCCAATAAACGCCATCGGGGGTATTGACCGCAGCTTTAGGCCCAATAAGACCTACCCCTTGATTAATTAAATTAACCCCGAAAGTAAAAGGCGGACCGATGTAGGACATGGAATACATGGAAGTATCCGTCCAAATTAAGATTTCTTCCCTGGAAGATAAGCCTCCAATAATTTCAGAACCGGAGGAAAGTCTTAAGGATCCCGCCGTATTGGTTGCTATTGGCTCCCAATCAGTTACGTTTTCTTGATCGCTCCAACAAATAAACATGGGGTCTGATGAAGACGTTCTTACGTTACTATCATTAATTGGGTCGGCTCCAAGACACACCACGTGTCTATCGATGTCACTAACCAATACTTGTAGCGCAATTGTTGGAGCTAAAATAGCCCCCGATAGATCAGAAACAGCGACTGCTCTAGTGGTGGCTCCTGCACTTTGATCCCAATAAAAAACGCCTCCCCCTCTAGGATTCAACACCAGATCTTCACCGAAATTACCGTGACTCCAATTACGCAATTGGCTAGACGCACTAATTGCGCTCACACTACCAAAAGTGCCTGCGCCCCATGTGCCTGCGCCCCAACCAGAGCCTTCTACAAATACGTCTAATCCGACATTGATTTGATAAGCACCGACCACGGAACTACCGCCATTGCCGCTATCACTGCTGTTCGCCGTAACTTCATCTCCGTCAGTGTCCTTGGCTTCGATGGTGTAAACATTGGTATTCGTAACGGTAGCAATTTGATATTCTTGATTAAGCACCTCGGCGGTAATAAGACCGCCTAAAGTAGCTGCACCGCTAAAAGTTACAAAGTCATTAACCACTGCTCCGTGAGAAGCATCGGTAACGGTAATGGTGGCATCACCATTCGTCGCAGAAAAAGTAACGTCACCTGCGGATGTGGTAACACGCAAAGGGGTTATATCATTAAAAACATTACCCTGTAGAACGTAATATTTCCACGTGGTGCCTAGCCCTAAATACTTAGTTAATTCTAAATTAACCCAAGCATGTAACGCTCGACAAGTTGATAAAAAAGTATTGAGTGTGTTTTTAGCCCAACCGCCAATTTTTTCCGGACGCCCCTTACGGAAACGTACTAGATTCGCATCGTACCAACCACCTTCGTTGCTGTAGTCGGTTCCTTCACGATCTATTCCGGGTTTGAATATATATTTGGCGTAGGGCATCGCTCATTATTTCTTAAAATTCAAAGCCAAAAAGTTTATGCCTTTAGTTAATTTTCCAACAAAAGCATCGTCTTTTGTATTCTTCGTGTGAGGAGCAATCGCTGCGATTATTGAAGCCACTGCGATTATCCACACAATTACATTTAGTATTGTCCAAATCATTTTAAAACACCTGTCCTGATAAAATTGTTGTCATGCCTACAATTAAAGCACACAACGTAGTTAATATTAATACCTCCAATCTTTTAATGCGATATATGGTTTCACGCCATCTCTCTGCACAAACCGCTTCGTGTTTGTCTAAATCTGCCGCTACTTCCATTGTCGTTTTCCTAGCCATCGTCCTTGCCATTAGGTTTTGGTTCTTCCTCTTCAGGCTCCAACGTGCTTTGATACATAGTTAAGGCCGTTACCCGTATATCTATTTGATATTGCAAGGAGGCCATTTGTCCTTGTATTCCTTCAATTTCTTGCTGTAAGTTCTCTATGTAATTTAACTTAACACTAACTAAAGGATCTACATCCACTTTTTCTTTTTCATCTTTTTCCCAATACTGGTATTCTTCTTTTACTTCTTCTGTCATTGTTTTTCCTTATCAACAATGTCCCAGCAATTCAAATTCGCTGCGACGGTTCTTCTCTCACCCTCTCCGAAGAAAGGATATACCATGTGCTGTAACCCTGATGGGAACATATATTGCATACCTATTTCTGGCTTGATCACACAACTTTGTGGTGGAAATAATCTATCCGTATCTGTTAGACTATTTTTTCCGTAACTAAATGCCAAACAGCCATCACTGTGTCCTGAATCGTTATATAAACTGTATTCAGGTGTTCCTGATGTCGGCTGGTCTAAAATCTGTTGGGGTACTTTAGTCCAAGTCGTAGTGGAAATACCCATAAGCGTCTTAGTGCCGTGATCGTGAATGGGGTTATAATCCCCCTCAAAACTATGCACCGACCAGAGTTCATCCAAAGCTATCTGTTTATTAGTCTTAAACTGAACCCCTGTTGATTCAGAAAAATAATTAATATAGGTTGCTCCTAAATCACACAAATACGCTACATAGGGTTGCACACGCTCATCGTCAGTCGGGGGAATATTAAGCTGTTCGCCTTGATGGATTTGTCCCACTAAGGTTTTAGCTAGGGATTCCCTGTCTTTGTCTTCCCGTAATTCATCCAGGTAATCGTTTAGGCCGTCCACTAATTTTTTAGGGATCTGAGTCTTCAACATAAATACAGCCGGCATCGTATAGATGTCGACCTGATGTTTGTCAGGTAATTCTAGTTCCATTAAATTTAACTAGGGACTGCGAATGACTCGTCAGGCACTGGATTACTAGGTGGGTTCGTAATAACCGAATCCACTTGACTAGCAAATACTGCATCCCAACTAGATGTAGGACATAGTGCTGTTAAGTCTGACTTACTAAACGTACCTTTCGCTGCTTTGGTAAAGTTTGTTGCTCCTGATACTGGATCAGTTGCCTCTACATTTTCACTAAACGTACTGGTATAGTAAGTTGCATCACCTTCGCTATCGTTTTCGTATTGCATTTCCAAATGCCATTTCTCCACTTTACTGGATTTGACATAGGGAATGGTTTTTATTAGCGTTTTAGTTACTGCCATTTTTTACTCCTTATTATTAAGTTGTTTTTCTAATACTTCGACTTTTGCCGAGAGTTCTTGTATTGCTTTAGTTAGCATAGGGATTAAAGCTGCTTCACCTATTCTTTGTCTGCCATCAGTTTCATCTTCATACCACATATCAAAGCCTTCTTTTATATCTGGATTATTATCAATTACTTCTTTGACTTCTTGAGCGACAAAACCATGATTATACTTACCATTCATAACTCTTTCTTCGGAATCAGGATCGTGTACTTTCATTTCTGGTGGTACATCTTTTGCTTTTTTCCATCTAAAAGTTACTGGTCTTAGTTCATTAATAAAATCTAAACCGACTACTTCATCTTGTATATCTTCTTTTAAGCGAACATCTGAAGGTGCAGTAATTGTGGTGGCTCCATTAGCAATATTACTGTCAGTCGAAGCATAGCCAAAAGTAAAGTTACTGTCCCCAGCACTTAGAACATTATAACCAAGACAAATCTGTTTTTCGCTATCTGTTGCTGATGTATGAGCATAGGCTCCAATTAATGTATTCTCAATACCATCAGTTATGTCTATATCATAAGTTCCAGCCGCATAACCAAATGCTGTATTATGACTGCCTGTAGTTACACCATCCAAAGCTGTAGCACCTATTGCAGTATTTTGCGCTCCTGTCGTGTTTGCACTTAAAGCACCAGAACCAACTGCTGTGTTATAGCCAGCAGTAGTATTAGCGTCTAAAGCTGTTGATCCGACAGCGACATTATGAAGACCTGTAGTATTAACATTTAATGAATTTAATCCTACTGCTGTATTAGAAGCACCTGTTGTAGTTGCTGATAAAGACCCATAGCCAACGGCTGTATTATAAGAAGCTGTCGTATTAGCATCTAAAGATTCATTACCAACGGCTGTGTTTGCTGCTCCTGTCGTGTTTGTTGCTAAAGCAGCATAGCCCAGTGCTGTATTGCCAGAAGCTGTAGTATTGTTTGCTAAAGCATTAGTTCCCATACCTACATTGTTCGCTCCTGTGGTATTGTCCTCTAAAGCAAGAGTACCAAAAGCGTTATTATGCGATCCTGTGGTATTAGCACCTAAAGCACCATAACCAAAAGCATTATTATTAGAAGCTGTCGTGTTCGCATCTAAAGCATAAGCACCAACAGCTACGTTATAAGTACCTGTCGTGTTTGCATACATAGCGTTTTTACCCACAGCTACATTGTAAGAAGCTGTGGTATTAGCAGCTAAAGAATTACCTCCTACTGCCGTATTAGCAGCACCAGTGGTATTAGCTACAA